ACCAAGGACGACCGGGTGGAGAGGGCCCGGGCAGAAGGCCTGAGTGCGGACGAGCGGGCCGAGACCCGGATGGTGCGGGTGTACAGCTGTTACGGTGCGGACGGCACCCTGCTGGGCAAGGGCACGGCGGCAGAGCTGAAGGACAAGGGATTGTTTGGCAGCGAGGGCACGGTGCACGAGTGCTACCGCAAGCGGGGCGGCGTGTACAAGCCCGGCGGCGTTACGCGGATGGAGATGGAGCTGTGCCAGAAACGGATCCGGCACCCCATGAAGCTGCCGGATCAGCCGGCAAAGGTGAAGCGCAAGCACATTGGCGGCGTGATCGACCCCAGCGCCCTGGCCTACGACGTGCACGACCTGATGATCTACAACGAGAAGGCCCGGAAAATTGGAAAGCCGGAACTGACCTACGGATACTGGGAGGAAAAAGGAAAGCCCGCCACGCCTTAAACACCTTAATCTATTATGAAGAGCAACGGATACGATGGACCTGACACGTCCACCGTATCCGTTACGTTTCATAATACCTTTATAAAGAAAGAGGGGGAAGGGCCCTCTTTGGGGAGCTAGTATACCCGTTATTTCTGTGACGGTGGGGTCACGGGAAAGAGAATATCAGCAGAAAGTGAAAGCCAGCAGGAGGGCACCGGGATGCGCTGTAACTACATCCGAGAGAAAAAATACCAGTGCGGGGATGACTACATGGCAGTCGGAGTGTTCTCCATCATCCCCCAGGAACACCGGGGCCGGGGCAAGAAGCGGAAGGAATCCAGCGAGGGGCAGAAGGCGAAGAACAAAATGGATTCCCTGCGCAAGCGCCAGAGAAAGGCGCTGACCAATTTCAGTCCGGCGGGAATGTTCCTGACCGGTACATACGAGGATCCATTTCTGCCGGAGGACATTCTGGCCTGCCGGAGAGACGTGGAGAACTACAAGCGGCGGGTGATGGCGGCCACCTGCAAGCGGTTCGGGGCAAGGCGGGAGGACATCCGCCTGATGCTGGTGGCGGTGCGAAAGGGAGAAGCAGGACGGCTGCACATGCACGGTTTTGCGGAATGCCCGGGCCTGACCGCGGCCCAGCGCCGGGAGTGGCGGGAGCTGCTGGAGGATCTGTGGCGGCGGCGTATCCCCGGCTCAAACGAGTTTGAGCCGCTGGGAACCATGAACGTGGACAGAATCGATATGAAAAAGCTGCTGGGCAAGAGTGGGCAGGGCGAATACGGCACGGTGGGCTACCTCTACGGCCACAAGGAGCGGCTGTGGGTGGAAACGGCCAACCTGCGCCCGGCCATTGAGCAGGCCCCCAACGATGGCAGATGGAGCCGGAAACAGCTGCGGGCCGCCTGCGGGGAAAAGCAGAACGATGCAAGTGGTGGGAGCAGCGGTTTCCTGGCTGGAAGATGGAAAAGTGCATCGTGCTGGAGCCCGGCGGGCTGCATGAGAGCCCGAAGCGGGAAGGAACCGGCTGGGAACGGCTGGAACCGCAATGCTATGTGATCCTGCGTCGGCGGGAGGCTGCGAAAGTTCGGGCCCCGCTTGCGGGGTCCATACGCAGTCGGAGCGAGTGAAGCCGGATGCTTGTGCCCGCGCAGCGGGCGTTCCCCGCAGGGGAAACTATCCGGCTGAGTGAGTGCAGACGGACGTGGAAGCTGTACGATGGAAACGCACTGCGCGGAGGCAGGGGACAGAGCCTTGCGAAACCTCGCACCTGACAGATAAAACACCGGTATTTTGCGCGTTATACCCATGCGAAAAGAAGGTGGGGCGGTGACAAAAGAGCAGAAGAAAGCGACCCGGCAGGCTCTGCGCCGATATGGCGAGGGGTCTGTTTGTGCTGCCTGGGCGCAGGTGATCGGGGCGGTGCTGGCCTGGTACGACCGCAATGACCCGGTATGCGCCCAGCTGCTGCGGCTGCGCTACCTGCAAGGTCTGCCCGAGGAAAAGGTGATCGCCCGGCTGTATGTGGGGCGGACGACCTACTACACCAAAGAGCTGGAAGCCCTGAGCACCGTGGCAGTGTGTGCAGCGGATGCAGGGCTGCTGCCCGGCGGGCAAATGTCCGGGGTAGTTGCACCCGGCGGGGCGTGATAGGATATTTGCAAAGGCAGGTGAGAGAGTTGGCGAAGAAGCGGGCGTACTGCAGGAATACCGTGAAGGGAAAACAGCGGGGAAAGAAATACCCGGCGGCGTTCCGGGCCGAGGTGGTAATGGCCATGCTGGGCTCCAACTCCATCTGCGCTGTGGCGAAGAAGTACGGCGTGCCGGAATCGACCATTCGCAGCTGGATGAGCGAGGAGGCAGGCCGCAGTGATGCCTTTGCAAAGGCCCGGCAGGAAGCCGCGCGGGAGATCGCCATCCGGGCAAGCCTGGGGGTACGGGCACAGGTGACCTTTTTGCAGGGCCGGGCCGCTGAGAGCCAGCGGGCGGCGCAGATCACGGAGAGGCTGCACCGGCGTTTGGACGAGGACACCCGGGCCCGGGCCTTTGCCGTGGGCACCCTACTGAAGGACGACCCGGAGGAGCTGGCGGATGCCACCGAGACCGGGCTTGTGATGTATGCCAGTCCGGGCAGCTACGACAGGCAGCTGGATGACACGGAACGCAGGCGGCTGAACGCCGAACTGGAGCGGTACGAGGGCCGGGTGATGAGCGACAAGAACGCGGCCGGTGTGGCCAAGGTGCTGATGGAAGTGGCCGAAAAGGCTGCTGCCATGGCCCCGGCGGAGAACACCGACAGCGAGAGCGGCCCGCCGATGGTGGAGATCGCGGCAGCCAGTGAGACGGACGGCCAGCAGGAGGTGGAAGTGGATGGCGGCACAGAGGATGCGTGACGGCAGACCGGTGATCTGGTCACCACAGCCCGCCCAGGCGCGGTTCATGCAGCGCACGGAGAACGAAGTGCTGTATGGCGGGGCCGCAGGCGGCGGAAAGAGCGACGCGCTGGTGATCGAGGCCCTGCGGCAGGTGGAGATCCCACACTATCGGGGGCTCATCATCCGAAAGACGTTTCCCCAGCTGCGGGAGCTCATTGACAAGACCATGCGGTATTACAAGCCGGTTTTCCCAAAAGCCCGGTACAACAGCAGCACACACTGCTGGACCTTCCCCAGCGGGGCAAAGATCTATTTTGGCAGCCTGAACCACGCCCAGGACAAGTACAACTATCAGGGCCAGGCCTACGACTTTATCGGCTTTGATGAGCTGACCCATTTCACATGGGAAGAGTACAGCTACCTGTTGAGCCGAAACAGACCCAACGGCCCCGATACCCGGGTCTACACCCGGGCCACGGCCAACCCCGGCGGCATCGGCCACGGATGGGTGAAGGCAAGGTTCGTCAGCCCGGCCCCGCCCGGCACCCGGATGGTGCAGATGGTAAAGGCCAGGGCTCCGGACGGACGGGAGATCGTGCAGCGGCGGACCCGCATCTTTATCCCCAGCACCGTGTTTGACAACGCGGCCCTGCTGGAAAATGACCCGGGCTACCTGGGCACGCTGGCTGCATTGCCGGAAGCGGAGAAGAAAGCCCTGCTCTACGGCGACTGGGACAGCTTTACTGGGCAGGTGTTCACCGAGTGGAAGAACGACCCGGCCCACTACGACGACCAGCGGTGGACACATGTGATCCGCCCGTTCCGCATCCCGGGACACTGGAAGATCTGGCGGGGGTACGATTTCGGCTACTCGAAGCCCTTTTCCGTGGGGTGGTATGCGGCGGACGAAGAGGGCAGGCTTTACCGCATCCGGGAGCTGTACGGCTGCACCGGGACCCCCAACGAGGGCATCAAGGCTGACCCTGTGAAGCAGGCGAGGATGATCCGGGAAGCAGAAGAGAACGACCCCATGCTCCGGGGCCGCACCATTCTGGGCGTGGCCGACCCGGCCATCTTCAACGAGAGCCAGGGCGAGAGCATTGCTGCCATGCAGGAAAAGAGCCCGAACTTTCTGCACTGGGCTCCCGGCGACAACACCCGGCTGGCGGGCAAGATGCAGTTCCACTACCGGCTGGCGTTCCAGGCGGACGGGCGGCCCATGCTGCAGGTGTTCAACACCTGCAAGCACTTTATCCGCACCATCCCGAACCTGGTATACAGCGAGAGCAACGTGGAGGACATTGACACCGACCAGGAGGATCACATCTACGACGAGTGCCGGTATGTGCTGATGGAGAATCCCCTCAGCCCGCCCCGGACAGATCCGGTGCAGCCTATGCCGGATGACCCGCTGGAGCTGGGGAAGAAAGCGAGGTTTTTTAGAGTATGACCGACGTGATCGGCACA